TTGGTCTTGCCACCTACGTCAGGTTGCATACCAGGGTTTGCTGCCTTGACTCTGCGACCGTGAGTGTATTCAGCACCCGATTGCTTAGAGTCACCTGACACCATCTTGCCGCCAGGTGAGCGAGAGTCAGCATACTCTTTGTCAGACTGACCGTGCTTACCCTTGTAAACCTCATTCACTTCAGTTTCTTCATTTGCCTTATTGAAGACTTTAGTCATCTTCTTCTGGCGATCATACTTCTTCTGGCGATCCTCATCAGAGGTGTGCTTAGAAACAATGTCACGTCCGAGGTTACCCATCTTACGGAACATCTTATTCTTGGGAAGATCTTTCTTCTCTTCCTTGACACAGTTGTTGACTTCCTTGCCGCCCTTCATCTTAGTGCCACGTTTCTTGTAACCTTTCCAGCACTTAGTGAATCCGTTGTCATCAACACCGTCCATCTTCTTCTCAAGCATTGCCTGATGAAGATCTTCGATGTCGATACCAACTGCCTCGCGCTGCATGTTAAGACCGATGTCACCTGCATCCTTAGCAGTCTTTTCACCTTTCTTACCAACAACAATGTAGCGACCGTCTGACTTCTTACCTGTGATCACATAAGATGATCCGCCTTGGGAGACAACACGACCGACGTTACGGTCATCTTTGTGTTGTGCTTTCTTCTTCTGGATTGCTTCACGCTCTACAGGGAAACCAGCATAACCCTCTACAGTAGGCTCCCAATCATCGAAGATTTCAATAACCTTCTCTGCACCTTCTCTCAGGCGAGCAGTGGGGAGATCGGATCCTGTCTCAATGGATGACAGAATCTTTGTCTGCTCGTCCATAGTGTAACCCATCAGGGCTGAAGATACGAGAATTTCTAACGTCATTTTTCTTAAGGTCGAATGAATTCGATATTATTATTTAGTTGTAGCAGTTTTTCTAATCTCAGAATTAAACTGAGAGAATTTTTTAGTTTCTTGACCAGGGGTCATGTCCTGCACTGCCTGGCGATATGCATCAGTGCCTACCTTCCAGGTGTTACCACTACCATCATCAGCAGAATAGTTGCTTTGATCCTTAGTAGTATCAGCGGCATACTCTTGCTGGTGACTGAGGTCGGATGGTCCTAAGTGTGCTACTTCAGATACATGCTGCAACCATGCACGGTTCTCAGTGCCATCAGGCATCTGGAAGATCACATAGTTAGTGCCACGATGGACAATCTGACCACGGAGACCACTGTCATCATGCTCCACCAGGGCACCTACCTTAAAGATATGGTCAAGCATATAGTGATTACGGAAGGCATCAAAGTCCAACTTAGGAGCATACTCCCAGAGAGTTTGCTCGTGGACTTCACTCTTCTTCTTGGACTTCTTAGGGGGAGGAGTCATCCCCTTAAGGACATCCTGCATCAGCGCCTGACTATGCTTCTTGGAGTAACCCTTTGGCATTCCTGCATGAAAAGAGTCGTGGTCACCACCTTGTGCGTGGGCTCGCATCTTACTGGCAGAGAGATTCTCAATAGGATCATCGCTATCATCAGCGCGAGCACCTGCAGACTTAATGTTAATTGACTTGAAGTCATAATGCACACCATTATATTTGTTAGTGAGTGTTTCAAACTCCTTCACACGATCGTCACCCACAACCATGGTTACATGCTCATGCCCTTCGTCATGGAGGTCACGAAGGATGTCAAAGATGTTTCTATGTGCTTCGTTGTTTTGGATCTTGTCTGCGTGACCCTTAAACATACGACGCATATGCTCTACTTTTTGATGAGCCGATAAAGGATTTTTCTTATGGTCCTGGCTTCTGCTGGGGTAGATACGGTAATTACCCGAGTCGCCGCCATGCGCTTTGACCGCATCCAGTAGCTTACCATGACCAGCATGAGGAGGGTTAAACCTCCCAAAAGTAATGGCAACATGTTTGTCCTCTAAACCTTTACTTGCTGAAGGTTTCTTACCCGTAGCAGACGTAGATGGCTTCTTTGTTTTGGAAGCAGCACTCTGGGTTGCTTCTCTTAGGAATTCGATAAATCTCATTTGCCCCAATCTTTTGCGACGGTAAAGTTTGCTCTAGAAAACTCCAGTCTATCAACAAGTTTCATTGCGGTGCCATCCTTGATGGCCACAAATCCTTCTGGACTCGTGACTCGGTAACCATTCTCGTCTTCCAGAAAGGTCCCGACACCTTGAATTTTCTTCAACTTATTTATCACCTGCTCTTTGGCAGCGATAAGGTTTTTGAATCCGCTAAGTGCGGAAAACATAACAGACTTATTATTATTTAGGTATTTGATTGCGTCTGCTCGGCGGTCCTCCCACTGCTGACGTGCCTTGTCAGTCTTTTTCTTAGCGATCTCTGCCTTGTAACGCATGTCAACAAAGGAAATAAATTCCCTATGCATGGCAGCACTGCTGCTAGGAATCTTACCAGACTTGATCACTTGGTTGAAGTAGATCTTAAAGAGAGCAGTGTATGCAAACGATCCCTTGCCCTCCTGAATAGCATTGAGGAAGGACTTACCAGCGACAAGGTTACGTTGAGCAACGTTGATGCTGTTGTTGAGACGGTTACGCTCAGAAGAATTGAGGTTTGCAACACCGTTGGTATTCTGGAAGGTGGCAGAGAAGACTGCTACTTTCTTACTGCTCTGCATCTTGGATACATCTACACCAAAAGACGCATTCATCGTAGCAAGAGTCTCCCCGTGATAACGAGTGTGGAAGACTATACCCATGTCAGATGCTGCAACTTTCTTACCCAAATCGGTTGCTGCTTCAACACAGTAAGTGATGGTGTTGGGTTTGAATTTGTAGCAGTCTTTGCCACCCATGCGGACCTTGGGAGGAGTATTGGTGTAGAGCAAGTCGCCCTGCACTACACCTGTGATGCCCGTCTGAGGCAGGAGTTTAAGGCACTGCTTCAGTTTGTCTGCAATAGGGTGACCAGGATACCACAGATCAATATCCTCATCGGCATAGCAGACCTTCGGCTCGGTCTTTGCAAAGACAGACTTAGTGCCCACAAAGAAGTATCCATTCTCAGGATCAACCCCACAGATGATAGCAGGAGCACCGTCCCACTTGACTGTGACCTTGGTGGCGCTACCACCACTACCCGTGCTCAGCATGTCCCTAAGGGACTTGAGAAACTCGATTGCATTTTTAGCACCGACAAATCCCTGATTAAAGATGTCGTCTTCTAAGTGCTCTAGGTGTGTGTTTTTTGCCATGTCTGTATTATAGGGCAGAGTGGGGCAGGGTGGGGGGCAGAGTGGACAGTCTCATGGCTGGACCCCCAACTTGTCGCGGTAGGGATTTCCAATACTAGATTTACATCTCAGATAGAAAACATCACCAGACTTGATATTATTCTTTAGATGGTTTTCCATGTAGAAATTTGGAATCCCTCCTGGGGCAGCAAACTTATAGTATACCACTTCACGCATAACAAATTCTTTAACCACATCAAGATAGTTGATTATTTTTTTATCTTTACTTAGTTTCTCGATAGTAAGTTGAGAAATAAGAGATGCCAATCCAACTCTTCCACTGGAATGCTTTGGGGTTTCCCAATAGTTAATTCCCTCTGGATAAAATGTCTCGGCCAGTTTTAACCACAAATCGGAAGCAAGGTTAACTTCCTCTTCATCTGGATCATCACTACTACCCAACATCTTATCAATACCTCTTACAACTTCAGAGGGCAACTCATTTTTGGTTTTATTATTGTTGGCAAGCAACCTGAGTACTTTGAAAGGACCAACTCTGCTGCCGTTTTCTGCCAATATCTCAAGGATCTTATATTCAAATGTCTTCTTATAATCTTTCACCCACTTAGAATCACTATCTTTATTAAGTAGTTGAATGATGTCTTGAGGTTTGACAACGTTTGTTGTCTTACTAATCTTCTTGACCGAGAATTGATATGCTCTGTCCTCATTATCATAGATGATGAAGTCAATCAAAGCATAGTTACCCTCCACAGGAATATATGCAACACCATTGTTTTTATTTAAGTTTGGCATCCCATAATCTTTAAGGCTAGCACCACCTCTTTCTAATACACATAGTGGAGCAGTGATCTCTGAGAAATCTTTTTCAACATCATTCATACACCCAACATACTTCGTGGAAGCCAATGCTTCATAAGCATCAACTAAAGACTTCTTATCTGCAGCACCATGATGCATACAATAGTCAGTCAACTCACGAAGATATACTTTCAACACCTGAGGAAGATCGTCCCTCTCATCAATTGCTTTCAACACCTTATTATAGTAAGTGCTGAAATTCATTTTGACGCCAGCAATCCCATTGAAATCTTGTGGTTTCAATTTACAAGTAACCTTACCACCAGCAGACCGATTTGGTTTACCAACATCCGCAGTAGTTACCCATCCAGTCTTGTCTGTGTCATATTGAATTTGTATCCTTGGTACATAGGATGCAATATTCTTTAATGACATTACATGGACAGGACTTCCTTTCTTAACAGTGTCCTTTTTATTTCTGCTAGTTGCATCAGGATAGACATTAAGATCTTTAGGTGCAGGTTTTTCAAATCCCTGCGAATAAAATCTCTTGTAGTCTGCCCATGCTTCTTTGATTGACCTTGCCATTAAAAAAGAGGGGTCTTTACCCCTCTATTTAGATCAGATGTCTCCAGGTGCTCGATTCTCTGAGTAGTTGATGTCAAACATACCTTCAGGGTATCGTGCTGCCAGTTTGAGAGTGTTGATGTAGAGCACTTCATCCAGTCGGACATCCAGTGCAAGACATGCCTGAGCAACATACCACATGATGTCACCCAACTCTTTGGTCAGATGCTCTTTGTTTGCCTCATCATAGGGTTTGCCTTGAAACTTGAGTTTCTTGACGATCTCCATAAACTCACCTGCCTCAGCAGACATACCAGAGGCAGCAGTATCAAGACGTGCGATGTTGCACTTTGCCTTGTCCAGGTCACGATACCGCTCGATGAGGGTGTTGAGATTCTTACTAGGCTCAGAGGTCACACGGTCAACAAACTGAGAATACTTGTCCAGGTCAACAGTAAACTTCTCAGGACCAGGATTCTTTTTCTTCTTGTCACGCTCTTCCAGTTTCTTTTCCAGACGCTTCTTTGTGCGAGGGGCACCAGTCAGGTGCTCATCATTAACAAAGTCATCAGCAGTCTGAGGCACATTGTCAGCAACTTCCTGCGCTTGCTCAACATTCTCGTCTACCTTGTCACGAGCAGCAGAGTTGATTGCTTCTGCTGCCTGATCAGCAGCACCGTTTTCGTTTGCATCGTTAGTGAAATTTTCTTGTGCCATAATCAGATCTTGAATCCAGTAAACTTCTCTTTTGTTTCAGTGAATGCCACAGGGGCATCAGGTATGCTGCCTGCATCAATGATGTTGTCTTGAGCAGACTGATCACAATCATACAGTCTCATCTTCGCTCTGTCAATACCAACGACAAATCGTTTGAAGACTGAGAGATCATTATATCTATTCTTCAATTGCTTCACCATGATCTGACCCATCTGCTCCATGTCCTCAGTAGAGATCAGAGCAAACATAAGGTCAGCAGTAGCAGGCAAACCAAAAGACTCGGATGTGTCAGTAAGCTCCACGTCACTATTGCCATAACCACTACGAGTTGTTTGAGTAGCAGAAACAATAGGGACGTTATACTCACCAGCAAGTCCACGCAACTCCTCTGCGATTGCTTTCACATATGTATAGGAGTTAACGATGTTGCCCTTGTATCGGGCACTAGCACAGATGTTGAGGTAGTCAACGAAGATGATGTCAGGTTGGAATCCTTTCTTCAGTGACAACTCATTCAAGAGTGCCTTGAAATGACCCACATGTGCAGATGCTGTGGGGTATTCTTTGATCACCAACTTACCCTGAGTCTTCTTCCTCAGTCCATCAATCTTAGCAACGTAACGATCTTTGGTGAGGATGGGGTCACTCAGTTGTTGGATTGGGAGGTCAAGAAGGTTGGCGTCAATTCTCTCAGCAATTCGTTCTTCTGCCATCTCCATTGTAATGTAGAGAAC